TAACCCCATGGGACGCTACCCCGTTGACGGTCAGCCCGACCGATGCACCGCCCAGTCGAAGACGACGAAGCAGAGATGCACCAAGACCGTCGTGCCCGGTCGCTCCGTCTGCCGATTCCATGGCGGGCTCGGAGGTCGACCGATCATCCACGGGCGCTACTCGAAGTCCCTCGGACGACTCCGAGAGGCGTATGAGGAAGCACGGGCGGACCCTGGGCTCCTGGACCTCAGGGACACGATCGCCCTCTTGGACGTGGTCGTGAGGAGGGCAGCCGAGCGAGCCGCTGCCCTGGACACCCCCGAGTTCCGGGAGACCGCCCTCGAGCTCTTCGAGGACGCCTTGCAGGCGACCGAACCCTCGGAAACCGACAAGGCGATGGAGGCTCTTGGGGCCCTTCTAAGAGAGGGCAGCCAGGAGGACGACGCCCTCCGCGAGCTGGGCTCGAGCGTCGAGAAGCTTGCGAAGCGGCAGGAGAAGGCGTGGGACCTTCGGCTCACGGCCGCGAACGTGATCAACGCCAAGGACATGGTGGCCCTCCTGGGGAGGTTCGCCGACATCGTTCTCGAGGAAGCAGATGCAGACACCGCGACCCGTATCGTCCAACGAGTTGATCGGGAGGTCCTGGGGGAAGGTCCGAGCGCGGATCGCCTCTCAGTTGGAGGAGACCCAGTCGGAGCTCCCGTTCTCGATGTACCGGGACGACCCGACGGGGTTCATGACGGAGATCCTGGGGTGGGAGCCCTGGAAGAAACAGAGGGAGATCGGTGAGGCCCTGGTCCGGGACCAGCGGGTCTCGGTGGTCTCCTGCAACGGGGCGGGGAAGACGGCGTGCGCTGCCCGCTTGGTCCTCTGGTTCGTCCAGACCAGGAGGAACGCCGTGGTCGTGACGACCGCCCCGACCTGGCACCAGGTGGGTCTTCTCTGGCGCGAGGTGCGGACGGCCTTCTCGGGATCAGCTCGCCGCCTCGTGGGCGAGATGCTCAGTCACCGCCTCGAGGTCGGGAGCTCGTGGTACGCGACGGGTCTGTCGACCGACAGGGAGGAGAGGTTCCAGGGATACCACGCGGGTGGCTCCCAGCCTGGCGACGACGGCGGGATGCTCGTCGTGGTCGACGAGGCGTCCGGTGTCGATGACCACATCTTCGACGCGATGCGGGGCTATCTCACCAGCAACAACTCCTACGTCCTCCTGATCGGCAACGGGAACCGGACCCAGGGGTCCTTCTACGAGAGCCACCAGAAGGGCAACTGGGCGCGGTTCTCGATCTCGGCCCACGACGTGCCGCCGCACATCATGTCCAGGGACTGGATTGAGGAGCAGCGGGAGCACTGGGGCGAGGACTCCGCGCAGTACGTCGTCCGCGTCCTGGGCAAGTTCCCCGAGGCTGGAGGAGACTTCCAGCTCATCCCGGCCTGGCTCCTGGAGGAGGCCGCGACCAGGACGCCGACCGATGCCCCTGGTCGATTCATCGGCCTGGATGTCGCTCGAGGGGGAGGCGACCAGTCCGTGGCGGTCGTGACCGTGGACGGGAAGGTCGTGGAGGCCATGGGCTGGGACTCGAGCGACCTGATGGTGACGGCCTCGAGGACGCGCGAGCTCGCGAAGAAGCACGACGTGCCAGGGCGGAACATCTGCGTCGACGTGGCCGGGATCGGTGCTGGCGTCGTCGATCGCCTCCGCGAGGGGGGGCTACCCGTCCAGGGCGTGGACTTCGGAGGGAAGCCCGAGAATGACTGGGGATGGCTCCTGGGCACGGACTCGAAGTTCGCGAACCGCAAGGCCGAGCTGCACTGGGTCGCTCGGATGGCGCTGATGAACGGGCACGCCTCGATCCCCGCCGAGTTCCGCCGCACGGTGTGGCGCCAGCTCCAGTGGACGAACTACGAGTTCAACGAGCGCGGCATCATGCGGATGGAGTCGAAGGACAAGATCCGCGAGCGGTTCGGAGCGAGCCCCGACTACGCCGACGCCTGGATCCTCTCGCTCTCTCGCGTCTCCGAGCGCCGATCCATCTTCGTCATCTGATCAACATGTTGACGCTCCACGTCTCCCCCTCTTTCCCTCGAGTGCCAGTTGTGGACTGTTGGGAGAGAATCCGCTCGTCGAGGTGTTGATGATCTGCCCCTCGTGTTCCAGCCCCAACGTGAGAGTGATCGACACCAGGCCCGTCGACGAAGGTTCGGCCGTGAGACGCCGCCGCTGCTGCCGGGACTGCGGGCACAAGTGGGTGACCCTCGAGCTCGACGCCGACCAGCTCCCGCCTGAACGACGACGCCTCCCTCGGTTCCGTAAGACCGAGCCACGGTCCTGAACGATCGCCCCGTCCCCACCGAGTCCCTCAGACCTTGAGACCGAAGAACACGAGCCGCCTGGACGACACGTCCCCGTTCTATCGCAACGGGTCGGCACCCTTCACCGAGGAGAAGATGTTCTCGGACGGGGACTCCTACGGTCTGACGTACCGCTGGGTGATGAAGATGGCCGGGGAGCAGAACCTCTCCAGGCCCTACGCCCAGCACCCCTGGGTCCATGCGTGCGTCTCCGCGATCGGCAAGGCGGTCTCCTCGGTCCCCCTGGTGATCCAGCGCCCGATGCCCGACGGGCAGATGGAGCCCGTGGAGAGCGGTCCGCTGTTCGACCTGTTCGCGCGGCCGAACAAGCTGATGAGCCAGAGGAAGTTCCTCACCAGCTTGACCCAGACGCAGAAGCTGTACGGGGAGACGATGCTCCTGATGATGGAGAAGAAGCCCAACGGGGTGATCTCCTACATCGACCCGTCCGAGACGTTCGACGTGCCCGCCGAGCTCTGGCCCGTGCGCGGCGATCTCCTGGACGAGATCATCGACGAGCGGACGCAGCTTCCTCGAGCGTGGCGCATGACGACGGGAAAGGGCAGCCTCGAGATCCCCGACGACTCGCTCGTCCACGTCGCCGAGGCGAACCCGTACAACCCGATCCGGGGCATGGGCCCAATGCAGGCGGCCTACCGCACGGCCGCGAAGGACTTCGTCCTGGACCGCTACGACGAGGCCCTGCTCCAGAACTCGGGCTCCCCTGGGGGCATCCTCTCCGTGGATGGGCACCTGACGGATGCCGACCAGCGCGCGATCTCGGACGCCTGGCGTGAGGCTCACGGTCGACCCGACTCGCACCGCAAGACGGCGGTCCTCCCCCAGGGGACGAAGTACGAGGAGATCGGATTCTCCCCCCAGGAGATGGAGTTCATGGAGATGCGCTCCTGGAACCGCGAGACGATCATGGCGATCTTCGGGGTGACGAAGCCCATCATCGGCCTCACGGAGGGGCTGAACTACGCCTCGAGCATGGCGGCGTTCCGGACCTTCTGGGAGGTCACCGTGGTGCCCTTCCTCGAGTTCCTCTCCGACGAGCTCGAGACGAAGTTCATCCACCGCCTCCGTGGTCCGGAGTCGGAGTACCGCATCGGGTTCGATCTCTCCGGGGTCGCCGCCCTCCGCGAGGACGCGGACTCGAAGGTCGAGCGGACCATCAAGCTGTTCTCCCAGGCGGGTCGCACCTTCAACGAGGCCGCAGACCTGGCGGGCTGGGACGTGGGCGACACGGAGCTGGTCAACGCGGACGAGGCGTATCTCCCGGTCAGTCTTGTGCCTGCTGGCAGTGCGGCCCCCGAGGAGGCGCTCGAGCCCGACCTCGTGCCCGAGCAGGATGCGCGGGGTCTCCTCGAGAAGGTGGACCAGGAGGAGCTCGACGAGGTCTATGCCTCCTGGCGGGAGTCGGTGAACATGTCGGCCTCCGAGCTGCGGGCCTGGAGGGATAACCCCTGCTCCCGTAAGGCCAGCCTCAATCCGACGGCCGTCATCGATCGGAACCTCCGCCTCCTGGAGACCAAGAAGGCCGACTGGGACGGGACCCACGTCCGCTCGGCCAAGAGGACGATCTCCTTCATCGCCAGGATGCGGCGCATGGAGCAGGGAGACCCCGTAGGAGACTGCCCCTCGAAGAGGGACATCTCCCTGAAGAACTGGGCGTTCGACCCCGCGAAGGGGGCTCGAGGCGCAACCAAGAGCCCGGCCTGCCGGGTCTCAGGCGAGTCCGAGTCCGACTGCGTCTCCAGGAAGGTGCCAGAGATCCTGGACGAGAACCCAGGGATGGACCAGGACCAGGCCGTGGCGATTGCGGCCTCCCTCTGCTCCGAGGCGTGCGGTGCAGCTGCGAGCTCCGCCGAGGGCAAGGGCGGGCTCGAGCCCCTCGAGCGTGCGATGGATCGGTGGAACACCGCCATCCAGAAGACCGAGGCGAGCATCGCCCGATCCTCCAAGAGAGTGCTGCGGGACGTGGTCCTGCACATGAGGAAGCGTCTGCGCGAGGTCGCCATCGTCCCTCCCGAGGAGCGCGGGTTCCAGGGGTCGGTCGTGAAGGCCATCGCGACGGAGGCCGAGATCGCCAGGCTCCTGGACCTCAACCTCGAAGCCTGGAGCGCCGAGATGGTTGCGGCCATTGGGCCGAAGGTGCTCCAGCAGATCGTCCAGTCGGCCGAGAGCACTCACGACGAGCTGGGCGGCACGGGTCTGATCCTCTCCAGGACCGACCCGGTCGTGGTCCAGTTCATGGCGGAGAAGGAGCTCGTCCTGGCGAACATCACGACGAACACGATCGACGAGGTGCAGCGTGCGATCGTGCGGATCCTGGCGAAGGACGAGACGCCCTATGCCTCACTGCGGGAGGCGATCTACGCGACCCTCGCCGAGTCCGAGGACTACATGAACCAGAGACTCAAGGGGCTCGGGACGCGGGCGCAGCTCATCGCCCGGACCGAGACGACGGGGGCCGCGAACTTCGGTCGATACCAGCAGTTCCTCGAGGACGGGATCTACTCGGCCATCTGGGGGAACCGGAACCCGGCCAACGCCCGCCCCCACCACGCAGAACTGATCGGCCTGGAACGGAACCTTGGGGACGAGTTCGGCCACGGACTTCGGTTCCCTGGCGACCCCAACGCCGACGTGAGCGAGCTCGCGAACTGCAACTGCATCCTCCTCCCTGGGAAGAACCGAGAGACCTAGACCATGACCAACCAACTCGACCTCCTCACCCTCGAGGAGCAGTCCGTCCTGACGGGGGTCGGTCTCGACCACTCCCTCTCCGACGATCGGGTCCGCGCCATCAAGGACGCGGGCACCCCTCAGTTCCGCATCCGCGCGTCGGAGCCCTATGAGGAGTCCGACCGCGTGGTTCGCTTCGTGGCATCCGACGAGACGCCCGACCGCGTCGGTGACGTGATCGAGGTCTCCGGGTGGAACCTCACGAACTACAAGAAGAACCCCGTCGTCCTCTGGGGTCACGACTCGAACAACACCCCGCCCATCGGGAAGGCGGTGAACGTCCGCCGAGGCATCGGCCCCGATGGGAAGCCCGCGCTCCTGGCGTCGATCGAGTTCGCGCCGAAGGAGGCCCATCCCTTCGCGGAGACGGTGTACCAGCTCACGAAGGGCGGGTTCCTCAACGCGGTCTCCGTGGGCTTCATGCCCAGGTCGACGAAGGCGATCTCCGACGCCGAACGTCAAGACCTAGGGATGCCGAAGTACGGGATGTTCTACGACTCGGCCGATCTGCTAGAGATCAGCGTCGTGTCGGTTCCCGCGAATCCGTCCGCACTCATCACCGGGGCCAAGAGCCTCGTCAACTCGGGCGTCCTCCAGCAACGCGAGGTCGACCGCTTCCTCAAGACCACACCCATGACCGAGACCGATCTCTCCAGCCGACTCCAGTCCAAGATCCGGGGGTTCGTGGATCTCGGTGCTCTTTCCTCCATCGCCAAGGCCGCGCCCGACGCGCTCAAGGTCGGCGACATGGTCCGCTGGGACAGCTCGGGCGGCAGCGCGATGGGCGAGATCGAGCGGATCGAGCGGGACGGCGTGATCAACGTCCCCGACTCGGACTTCACCGTGACGGGGACCGAGGAGGATCCCGCCGCCCTCATCCGGATCTTCCGAGAGGGTGAGGCCACCGACACCCTGGTCGCCCACAAGTTCTCGACGCTGACGAAGGTCAACATGTACCACGACGACGACGAGGACAAGATGGAGGGCCACGACGACGACGAGGACAAGATGGGGCACGGCCACGACGAGGAGGACGACAAGAAGTCCCTCCCGAAGGGCGGCATCCCGAAGCACATCCAGTCCGTCGAGGAGACGGACGACGCCTACATCATCACGTTCGGCAAGTCCGAGATGACCGCGATGATGGACGACGAGGACGAGGAGATGGGGATGGACGAAGACCCCGTGCCCTCGACCTACGGTCGCAGCCTCCCTGCGCTCGAGCGGCTCATCACCGCGCAGACGGACCAGGCCAAGGCACTCACCCAACTCATCAGCCTGATGAGTGATCTCACGAAGCAGATCCACTCCATGAACGAGAAGACCAGTGAGGCCATCCGGACCTCCGATGCTGGCCTCTCCGATGTTCACGGGAAGGACGAGCAGAAGGAGAAGGCGTTCCAGGTGGAGCGTCTCACGTCGGACTTCCTTTCACGAATCCAGAGCATCTAAGGAGATAGCCATGGACATGGAGAAGACGCTGGAGAAAGGTCTCCAGCATCTCGGCGATCAAGTCGAGAAGCACATCGAAGAGTGGCGGACCGCCGAGTCCGCCCGCCGCTCGGAGCTCGAGCAGACCATCAAGGGCCTCGAGGATGAGATCGGCTCCGTCAAGGAGGCCCTCGTCCACGAGCGTCGTGGGCACCTCCCTGGTGTCGAGATCGCCAAGGACGGCGAGCGCGACGGGTTCTCGATGGCGCGTGCGTGCCGCGCCCTTGCCCGTAAGGACTTCCGCGATGCTCCCTACGAGCAGGAAGTCTTCACGGCGATGAAGGAGAAGGCGATGAGCCAGGGCACCGACACGGCGGGCGGCTACATCGTCCCCGAGGAGGCCATCACCCAGGTCATCGAGCGCCTCAAGGCTCAGGTCGTGGCCTACGACCTCGGTGCGCGAGACATGACCGGGACGGGTGTCCCCGTCACCATCCCGAAGCTCACGAGCTCGGCGACGGGCTACTGGGTCTCCGAGAACTCCACGATCACCTCGAGCGACCTGGGATTTGAGCAGATCAACATGGTCCCGAAGACCGTCGCTGGTCGCGTGATCCTGTCGAACCTCCTGCTCGAGACCTCGACCCCGACGGCCGATTCGATCATCGAGCAGGACCTGGCTTCCCAGCTGGGTCTCGCCGTGGACGCTGGAGTCCTCAACGGCTCGAGCGGCGGTGGCGCGGGTGAGCCCGTCGGCATCATGCAGACCTCGGGCGTGAGCACCGTCACGACCGCCGCGCAGATCGGCACCCCGCCGACCGTGGCGAACATGATGGAGTTCCTGAGCGACCTCGACAACGCGAACGCGCTGCGTGGGAAGCTGGGCTTCTGCCTCCACCCGCTCGCCCTGAGCGAGATCCGCCAGATGACCGTGGACTACGCGGGGACCTCGACGCCCCTCACGGCGGTCAACACCTCGACGGGCTTCGCCGACACCCTGTTCGGCTACCCGATGCGGACCTCGACCCAGATGGTGGCGCCGACCGCGTCGAACTTCGCCCGGTCCGTCCTCTTCGGCAACTGGGACGACGTGATGATCTGCCGCTGGGGTGGTCTCCGTCTCCTGGCGTCCGACACCTCGGACGACGCCTTCTCCAAGGACCAGACCCACGTCCGCGCGACGATGCGGGTCGACGTGGCCCTGCGCCACCCCGAGTCCTTCGCCTACTCCGTCGACTGATTCCAGGAGGACAGA